ACCACAGGCGCACAAACTCAGACATTTACTCCAGGTGTATTTGGTTACAATGATGAAACAATTCCCACAACAGACATACAAATTAAAGTGGTCAATAGAAGTGGAGCATCTGCGGCTATTACAGTAACAGTAAAATTATTACAATTGGAAGCATAATATGACAACACCTATTCCGCACTTAGGTAACCCTGACGACCAAAGTCTAAAAGAATATATTGTTACATTAAAAGATTTTAAAGACTCCGATGGCTTCTACGAAGACATGGAATCAGTCGGGGGCAATTTATACATACCAGATAGAATGGTAGAATGTATTAATCGCAGACCCATCAGTCGTAATACTCACTACATGCTGACCTACGATGAAGCGGCTCAGATTAAAAACGATCCAAGAGTATTCACAGTAGAATTAAATTATTCAGACTTGGGTATAGTTATTGGCTGTGATGGCTTTACACAAACCAGTGCCAACTTTGATAAACGAGTAGCCAGTGATTCCGTTGACCTCAATTGGGGATTACTACGTTTAAACAGAAAGACTGATGTTGCCACTTGGGGTGTCAGCGGAACTGTTAATCAATCAGCGACCATTATCATGGATGCCAGCGGCAGGAACGTTGATGTAGTGGTCATGGATGACGGTGCCCCATATCCCACAACCTATGAATATGCGCAGAATCCCGATGGTACTGGTTATAGTCGAATGGTCGAGTATAACTGGTATATACATAATCCTGTGGTAACTGGTGGCGCAGTAGGATCATACAGTTATCCAGGAACAAGGTTACAAGAGCACGGTGCTCACACCTCTGGCAACTGTGCAGGCAACACACAAGGTTTTGCCAGAGATGCAAATATCTATAATATCACATTCTATGACAGCATTGACTATGTGCGCGAGTTTCATAAAAATAAACCCGTTAACCCATTAACCGGAGTTAAGAATCCCACAGTTATGAATAACAGTTGGGGATATCGTTTAAACGGTATCAGCGAAGCCAGTATTAGTTCTGTTTTTTATCGTGGAGTTACATATACTCGTCCACCTACAGGATGGACCACAGCAGATTTAGATAATTTTAGAATTAGAACGGGTGCGGCACTGCCTACACAAAATGCAGGCACTGATGCAGATATGATCGAAGCCATGGCCGAAGGTGTGATTATTGTAGCCAGTGCTGGAAACAGTTACTGGTACGAGGATGTGCCAGGCGGCCCTGATTACGATAATTTCATGATTTACGGTGGCATAAGTTATTATATACATCGAGGCAGTAGTCCCGGAGCAGCCAATGGTGGCACAGAAGGCACAAAAATTATATGTAGTGGTGCTATCGGACAACACGACGAAGCAACCGGTGCCAGTATCTATGCGTCAACTGGCGTTGAACAAGGCGACTACAAAGCAGAGTTTAGTAATTACGGACCGCGAGTAGATGTGTTTGCACCTGGGTCAGGAATCCAAAGTATTTGGAACAGTGGTGCTGCCTTGTATGACGGAACTCCAGCAGTTGATTCCCGTGTGGCCGCATTGAGCGGTAATGATACTGTCAATAATAATTATAAAAAGTGTCCAGGAACTAGCATGAGCTGTCCTAACACTGTGGGAGTGCTTGCCTGTTATGCAGAAAAATATCCCCGCATGACGCAGGCTGATGCTCGTGCATTAATAAACGCAATTAGTACAGATACAGTATTAAGTACAAATGGTGGAACATTTGACGGCAAAGATGCTGGACATACTTATAATCCAAACAGTTGCAAAAAGATGATGTTCTTCCAAGGAACAAGACATCCAAGTCAAGAAGTGGGAGGTTACTACCCAACACCATTCCCCACAGTAAACAACTGGTATCGTCCCGCCAGCGGACAAGTATACCCAAGAAAGCCAACTCTTAACAGTTATAATAAGGCCGCTACATTTGGTCTATCTGTGAACGACTCAACAGTGAGTACTGGTCAAACCGCAACAGTGACCTTGACCACTACTAATATTTCAAACGGTACCGTAGTCCCATATATTATCACAGCTCGTCCTAATACTTCTGGAGGTGTTTTGACCACTACTGCCGTCGATGGTGTTTACTCAGCAAGTGCTGTGGTTACTGGAGTCACATTAAATACTAGACCAAACAGTGGTAACAGATTTACCACCACAGGCACTCCCAACGGTGTTAGTTCGACAATAACAAATAGTTTACTTGGTCCAGGAGCACTGGCCAGTTCTACTCCAACTGTACCAGGTGCCCTGGGCTTTATAGGCGGTCAAGACGATGGCTACTGGGGTGTGCCTTTGCCGTTTCCTGTAACATTTATTGGGACCAATTACAGTACTTTGTATGTTGGTACTAACACCTACATAACTTTTACTGCTGGCTCTACAAATTATAGTCAGTTAAATGCATCAAATCCTCCGTTTCCAAAAATAATGATTAGTTGTGCTGACAACAGTTGTCAACGAATTTATTATGGTGCAGAAGGCGTTGCACCTAACAGAACTTTTAGAGTTCGATGGGAGGGCACTGCTAGTACTTCTGGAACGCTAGGCTCACCTAACATGGTATACGAAGCAGTGTTTTATGAAAACACTCCCGCTCAAATCGATGTGCATACTGGTGTAAATGCTCGATGGTCCACAACCACTTCAATATATCCGTTTACGTCTAATGATATAAGTGTTCCATTGACTGGATCTGTAACAGTAAACAGTAACACAGCAACATTGCCGATAACTATAAACACAGCGTCATCTCTTTTGATGAATGTTAGATTGGATATGTTTCCTGCACCAAATATTGGCATAACGGTAAACTAAAGGTTGACTTTCAATAAAGAACCTATTATACTTAATCTATGACTGAATCAAAAACTTATCTAGTTGAAGACCTATTTCATGACATTCCGGGAGATCCGGATAATGTTATGTTTCAAATTCCTCCTGAAATCTGTGAAAAAATGGGATGGAAAGAAGGCGATAATATTCACATATCTGTAACTGACGGTCGCATGATCATTTCTAAAACATGAGCAAAAGCGACTTGTTAGAAATGGAAGGCGCCATTTCTGAAGTATTACCTGGCAATATGTTTAGAGTAACTTTGGATAATGGACACGTTATTACTTGCTACACCAATGGCCGACTACGCCAAAACAAAATCAAAATAATCATGGGCGACAAAGTGCGTATTGAAATGAGCCCATATGATTTATCCAAAGGTCGAATTACTTACCGACTTTGACTTGACTTTTAATTAAATTGACTGTATAATATTCCATATACACAATAATAATGTTGTGTATAGGTGGCCAAGAGAAGGCCTATAAAGGAAATTATATGACAGAAAAGACTCACGCTCAAGTTATCAACGAGCAATACCTCAAATCAGACAGTCACTTTGTAACCTTACAAGAACGCCTGTCCGAATCATTAAAAACTGCGCCACTGTTTGTTGGACTACTCACTGGTGTAGTGGACGAATTCAAACGTCGACATAAAAATTGGACTACCTTTACAGACTTGCTATTGTGTAAGGCAATTATGGTTCCCATGGACAAGATCCTAATTGATACCACAATGCAACGTAGTCTTAATCTGCGACATGTATTAAACATCCTACAGCACTTCCGTAGCACAATGACCATGGCTATTCAAGTGTATGAAGATTCTAACAAGCCTGGTTACTATATTGCATGGGACGGGCAACACACTGCTATTGCACTGTACATCATCCTTACCAAAGTGTTTGGTGAACAAACTGCCAAGACAATGATTCCAGTTGTTGTGTACAACGTAAAGCACAAATTAGAAATTCGCCGAAACTTTATTTTGTTAAACGGTGATGCCAAAGAAGAACTCGACTTCATTGACAAGTACAAGCAGATGGTTTTTGGTTCAAAGGTTGACGGTGCAGATGACACTGAATGGACCGACACAGCCAAAAAGAATGACTACCTAGCGGCCGCTGGCCTGTTTGCCACACACAGCAAGTTCGGCGATGAAGACCAACCAGGTGCATTCAGTTTGCTGGCTGATACACTTATGAGTAAATCGCTTAAGACACGTAAAGATCCAGAAGTCACTCGTATGTTTGCCACATACTGGACTTATCTAAATCAGGAACGTGCTGTAGAACCCAAGGAAGCCAGACAGTTGTACGAATACTTTAACCTGTGCTTTGAACAAGGTATCACAGTGGACGATGCATACTTGCTGGAGTTTGCGGCATTTACAAAAGAAAACTTTGGCGGTGACTTTGGCCCCAATGGTCCGTTCTGGGATAAAGTTAAAATGTCATATGAATCGTGGTATGCCAAGGCCAATCCTGAATCGTTTGCAGAGTTTGGCTTGAAAGGATTTACATCAGAAATGCGTACAGGTATTCCGTTTTTGATTGCACAGGTTAAAAAGAGTACTAAGTTGAAAACCCCTAGTTACTCTGCTAACAATGGCTTTACTGTTTCTGCAAAGGACTTGTGGTAACATGTCTACATTACGTGATCCAAACAAGGATAAACTCAAAGGTCAGAGTATCCTCAAGGAACAGTATCGCTTACAATGTAAGTGTAAATTAGAAGATTGCGATAATGATATTACAATCTTCGATGGTCCAGGCAGTGATGGTTACTGCCGTGAACATCAACTACAACTTACAGAGTATGGCGGTATGGGCAAAGCAGAACGCCCTCATACATTTTATCGTGGATGGGTATGCGTATGTTGTAAATACGATCCTCGCGAAGATCCTCAGTTTGATGATATCGAGGATCCGTTCCATAAGTTACGTTGTATGCGTGGTGTGATGCACGGAGACCACCTAGAGCGTAAAAGCGATGGTGGTGCAGACACAGCAGAAAATATTCAGACACTGTGTTGTCGGTGTCATATGATTAAGACTTACAAAGAAAAAGATTATCTTAAAGGAAACAAAGAGGAATAACTATGGAAGTAATTAATATTAACGACAAAAGCGAACAACGTCGAAAAGCAAATATGCTGGATGTTATCGATGAAGTGCGTAAGCGTATTGAAGACGGCTCCATGGAAGAATTTGTCATGTCTAGTATTGATAAAGAAGGCGAAGTAGTCATACATGCCAGCGTGAAAGATATGATTGGTGGTGTGGGGTTATTTGAAATTGGTAAAAATATTCTTATCCAACAACAGACTATGATCGACTATGAGTGAACTTACAGCATTAAAAGATAGAGTATGGCCTGCTGACAATGTGTTGGCTATGGCCTGTGCTATTTTTAGAACTAAGGGATTTACCAGCGTTAGTTCGGTGGTCAGTTCAGATTTGGACTCCGACGGTAGATGGAATAGCAAAGAACACCTGTGTTATCAAATGGTTCCAGACTTGGATAAAGAATATAAAGTTCTTATCCGAGTCACACAGGAAGATATAGACAGTGCTAATGCTATTGTACAATACTATCGAAGATTAACATTTGGTGTTATTGCTGACAATCTCAGCGACTATATGCAACGAGTATTTTCCAGCACTCAGAAACCAGAAGTCAATTTCAAAGACTTTGGCATTTTGGCCAGTGTGCCCAGTGTGTATTTTAAAGAGATGGAAAAGAAACGCATTATCAGCGAATCCAAATCTGCCGTACAAGAATATATCGGCACAGTGGGTGGCAATGTTTTATTGAACATTCGATATATCAATACCAGATTTGTTGACAAACTAAACTGCTATGCACATGACGCAATAACTGATACGGGGCATTTGGTAAACTTTTTGAATAAATCGCAGTTGGGCAAGACCGGTGACAAGCAGACAATAAAAGCCAAAGTCAAAAATCACGGTGTAAACTTCATAACCAAATCAATCGAAACACAATTAAATTATGTCAAACCGGTTGACAATGAACTGGTTTGGCAGTAAAATACTAGTAAGTTAAAACTTTTAGGAGACATCGTGAGCGACCCTTGCCAATACGTTATCAGTACTTTAGAAGATCATCCAAGTAGATTAAACAAAGAAGCAATTATCCTTGCACAGGCAGAAGCAGGAAATAAAGAATTTTTCGAAGGATGTCGTCTAGCATTAGACTCAATGATTACATTTGGGTTAAAACAAATACCGGAGAAAACAGATGAAGATGGCCCTGGCCTACCTTGGGATAGTTTTACTCTCGCTCTTACTGGCTTTGTTACTCGCAATGTCACCGGTAATACAGCGAGGGATATGATCCAAGCAATGATGAAGAGTGCTACCAAGGCACAGTGGAATGGTTGGTATCGACGCATCCTTATCAAAGACCTACGCTGTGGTGTCAGCGAAAAAACAATTAATAAAATGGTAGAAGAAAAGTATGCTGACTATGCTATACCTGTGTTTAGTTGCCAACTTGCTCATGATAGTGCTAACCACGAAAGTAAAGTCACTGGAAAGAAACTTATCGAAGTTAAGCTCGACGGCGTCCGTGTTATCACTATTGTGCGTACAGATGGTCGCGTTGATATGTTTAGTCGTAACGGTAAGGAACTTGCAAATTTCCCTCACATTGTAGAACAAATCAGTGCAGTAGCAAAACAAAATCCACCGCCATGCGATTTGATTTTGGATGGCGAGATTATGAGTAGCAGTTTTCAAGACTTAATGACCCAGGTGCATCGTAAGAGTGATGTCAAAGCCAACGATGCTGTACTGCATTTGTTTGATACTATTCCATTGGAAAACTTTGAACAGGGTGCGTGGAGCAAGAGTCAATCGGATCGCAGTGACATGGTCTACTATTGGCACAAACAACATAAAGATGCACTGCCCAATGTGGCAGTTGTAGGACATGAGCTTGTGGATTTGGATACCGCAGAAGGTCAACAGCGTTACAAAGAAATTAATGCCAAGGCTATCGAAGGTGGGTATGAGGGCATTATGCTTAAAAATCCAGAAGCAGGTTACGAATGTAAACGCAGTGTGGCTTGGTTAAAATTGAAACCGTTTATCGAAGTTAGTCTTACTGTGGTTGCCACAGAAGAAGGTACTGGTAAGAATGTGGGCAAACTGGGTGCGCTGGTCTGCGAAGGTGTTGACGATGGTAAGGACATTCGAGTTAATGTTGGCAGTGGACTCACAGACGAGCAACGTGATGGCTTTTGGAAGTTTAAGGATGACTGTGTTGGCATGATAGCAGAAGTACGTGCTGACGCTATTACACAGAATCAAGACGGCACATATAGTTTGCGCTTTCCAAGATTCTTGCGCTTTAGAGGTCTTGTAAAAGGTGAAAAGATTTAAAGGTAACATATAATGTATAAAACTATCTACACAGAAGTCGAAGTGGATGTTGAGTTAAGTGATTTTGAAACGGATGACTTAATTGAAGAATTAGAAAGCCGAGGTGCAGGAGTTGAACCCGAGTTCGGTGATGGCAAGGAAATGCTTAGGGCAATTTACGAAAAACGTAGACTGGGTCAAGATTATCAAACGGAGTTAGATCAACTTATTTGGTTGGGATTGGGCAAAATAATATGAGTGGTTGGAATGCAATTCAAAGAATAAAACGTATTGAACAATTGATCGACGAACTTGGGTTTAAGTTCAGTAAAAGCAAACATACTGATTGGAGTGAAGATCATGGTTCTTTAAGTCTTGTGCCAAAAGATCAGGATGCACTGCCAATTTATAGCCGTGATGCAGAACTGTTTGTGGGCAGTCTTGAAAGACTAGAGGATTGGTTGGCTGGCGTTAAATGGGCTCGAGATTACGACATGATGTTGCAACTAAGCGATGACAAGAAACGCAGTGGTGCAGAACAAAAACAACGTAATAGGAATCTCATGAAGTCTATCAAAGAAGGCAATACGATCACAGGAACTGTAGAATGACATATTCTTGGATTTTGATCATCGCCATGCATAGCCCTGCAGGAGATTTTATGAGCAAGGATATTGTGAAATTTAATAGCCAAAAAGACTGTGAAGCAGTGCGTGTACAACTATCAAATTTAGACCATCCAATGCGTGTTAAACACAAAGGTTTGTGTGTGACTCGAGATCATTGGGAAGGCAAAAAGCAAATGCCAGGAGTAGCGTATGACTAAAGCAAAACATAAACCGTATCAATGGATTGACGGTGAAACTGCGGATCGTATCACCAGCATGAATCTAAAAGACTATCGTGCTAATCTCAAAAGCGAATTGGCCAAGTGGAAAAAGAATCCCAAGACAGAAGATAATCCGGACGGGTATTGGTTGCACCCCGAAGACGTAAGCGGTAACATACGTAGAATTGAAGCATTGAATTTGATTATCAACGACTTCGTTGAAACATCGGACGAGATAAAATGAATATTACCAGTCATCAAAGCAATATTAGAACTATTAGGCAAGGTGATCCCAAGTTCACACTCATAGACAAATTTGTTACTTGTCCAAGAGCTGGATTTGAAATTAGTCAACGATGCCCTGAGAATTATCGAAGTTTGATTCAAGAGTGTATTCAGCACGGGTGGATCAAACCAGTGGCACATGTATATGGAAAAGAACTAACAATGGATGCAATGAGATGAAACAAGAACTAGACAAACTGTTGTGCGAGCGGTATCCAAAGATGATGGTGAACCGCAACAAGGACATGAAAGAAACTTGTATGTGTTGGGGATTCGAATGTGGCGATGGTTGGTTCAATATCCTAGATCAGCTCATGGACAGTATTCAGCATCACATCGACTGGAAAGAGAAACAGCGCAAGTGGGCTATGGATTACAATGCAATGGCCATGCAGGCCAAGGCTGGTAACTTTGAACTGTTTGAAGAGACCATGAAATCTCAACCCAACGACGAGTACAAAGAACAGCGTCTAGCAGAAATTGTTGCTGGAGACTTTAGAACTGTACCAGAATCAATTCCACAAGTGACCTTAGATCAAGTCAAAGAAAAGTTTGGCACACTACGTTTCTACTACTCAGGTGGCGATGACTACATCAGCGGCATGGTATCATTGGCAGAAAGCATGAGTGGAGTCACTTGTGAAGGTTGTGGTAACGTTGGTGAACGTCGTGGCGGCGGATGGATACACACTTATTGTACTCCGTGTGAAGAAGCACGTGAACTAGCACGTAAACAAGCAGACGAAGAATGGCAACATCGTAAACTACTTAAAGAAGGATTCGAAGAATGAGTCGTGTATACTTAATCAAACCGCTTGAAAAGAAAAGTGTAGTTTATCATGTAGAAATGTATCGTGAAAATTCAGACGGTACCGTTAGTTGGTTTAACATCGATGAAACCTATCGTTGGGGTCAAGGTTTTATTGAAGAAGACATGGATTGTAATCTTCCCTACAAAGATGATAAGGTTGCTTACACTCGCAATGACGCAGGGTGGGGCGCCGAACTTGACGATAGTTGTGCCTGTAATTTCGAATTCAGCGATGATATTACTGAAGAAGAGCAAGAAGAAATTAAAGAATCATACTACGAAGGTGGAGCGGCTTGGTTGTTTGATGGCGAACACGATTGGCAGGAAGAAGATACATCTATCGAAATATATGCTCCTTTCCAAATTAGTCTATGCGAAGAAGACGGTACAGTTATTGAAGAAAATATTGAACTAAAACCGCGCCCAGATCCAAGAACTAGTTGGCCGTGGAGTTTTGACAATCCTAAACCAGATAGTGAAGGCGGAGAAATTGATTAATGGCTCGAGCGCATACTCACTGGCCTGATCAAATACCTACTCCTGACGAATACGCCAATAAGCCGCCTGGTACATTTAAACATCAATATAATATTGTTGACAACCGGGTAATTGAGTTCAAAGAACTAGTTGTACACAGGTTTAAAATGGGCGACGTGGAAGACCCAGACTTGTATGCGGCCCAGCCACTATGGGAATGGCAACAAAGCGAAACAGGCACATGGGTTATGAGTCATGCCGTGGAAACTCCAGTTTGGCACAGGTATATGAATCCTGCGAGCTACCATACCGATTATGCTGTAGTAGCCAAACTAACTGCTCAAGATGCTACCTTTTTTATATTAAAGTGGGGCAATCTTATTGACAGAACCGGCACTTTTCAAGTATAATACTATTATGAAAATCAAACTTGTATCAGACCTCCATTTAGAGTTTTCGGACATCATGATCCCAAATGATCAAAACTATGATGTTTTGATTCTTGCTGGCGATATTATGATTGCCACGGACTTGCATGACCATCCAGAACCAAACAACACTGCGGACCAGGCCGCAATTGCCAATTCAACTGGGTTGGGACGAAGACAATTGGCCGCACAACGATTCCGTGACTTTTTGAAGCGATGCAGTTTTCAGTTTCCGCATGTTATCTACGTTGCCGGCAACCATGAGTTTTACAACGGCAAGTGGACACAAAGTCTCACCACTTTGAGCAACGAGTGTGCCAAGTTTCCCAATGTGTATTTTTTGGAGGCAGGCACAAAGAAAATTGATGACGTGACTTTTATCGGCGGGACACTTTGGACTGACATGAACAAAGGTGATCCGCTGACACTTCACGCTGTACGTGACATGATGAACGACTTCCGTGTTATCAAAAAGGATCTGGAAGGATACACTAACCTCAAGCCACACGACACAGTCTTGCGACATCGTCATATGCTGGGCTATATTAAAACTGTGGTAGCAGAACGCCCTGACGAAAAGTTTGTTGTTGTAGGGCATCATAGCCCAAGTTTCCAAAGTGCTCATGAAATGTATAAGAATGACACTTTGATGAATGGCGCATACCACAGCGACTTGAGTGAGTTTATTTTGGACCGGCCGCAGATCAAACTGTGGGTACATGGGCACACACATCACCCGTTTGATTACATGATCGGTGAAACAAGAGTTGTGTGTAACCCTCGTGGTTACGAAAATGATGGCTACAGTGAGAACAGTGGCTGGAACCCTAATATTGTATTGGAAGTATAATGAAAATTGGACTTAGTTATAGCAGATGTGTGCGAGATATTGTCGACGGCAAGGTCGATATTGAGGATGTATTAGTGCTGATCACTCGTACAAATTTTGATCCGCACGATGATGAACAGTGGCAGGGTATTTGGGTTGGCTATGGCGGTGGTACAGAAAATGCTTACTCGAATGGATTCTTTAGTCACAGCAATCCAGAATGGGCCGGCTATGACAACGAAGCATTGTTCCGTTTGGTCAGTACTGAACTATGGGATCAAGGTAAATTGCACCAACCACGTAAGTTCGGCGCACACCCAAGTCGACGTCCAGAAATTTGGTTGGAGGCAGTACTGCCTAGCAGTGAACTAGAACGCAATCCTGCCGCCAAATCCGCTTGGGATAAATTCCAAACTATCGCAGGCCTTACTAATGTAGAGTTGGATGACAAGTACAAATGATTAAAGGTTTAATGGGCACTTGTGGAGTTACAGTATCGGCGGGTAATACTGCCTTGCCTTATGTTGGTCCCAACAGCAGTAACCCCTTGACTGGTATGATACGCATTAACAACACAGAACTAGAAGTGTTTAATGGCAGTAACTGGCAACAGATACCCAGCAGTTATGCCACTGTGAGTTTAGATCAAGAGATCTTAGATGTAATACAATGGGCAAGAGCACAACGTACCATGGCTATGAATAGATTAACCCTTGCTCAAAATAATCCTGCACTGATGAAAGCCCTGGAGGCAGTCAAACGAGCAGAAGAAAACTTTGAATTATTATCAACCATTGCCGGAGAATATGAGCATGTCGAACGTTAAAACTAGATACGATTCTAAATGTACTGTTACACAGGATTCTACTGGTAAAAAGGTAGAAGCAGAAGTAATGGCATTCAACGAAGGACGCAATCTAACAGTGGTCATGAACAAGAGTGTCAAACTACTTATGAACTGGAATGGTCGCTGTTACGAAGGTCGCATGGCTGGTATGGATTTTGTTAGCAACGGTCCAAAAGGACAACAGTATTCGGAGGGAAGATAATGAACGGTATCGCAGTTGCTGAGTATGACAGTATCTTTAGTGCAACGTATAATGAAAAAGAAGTAGAATTCAAAGAAGATCCATTGGTGTTGGCTGTGGCGTTGAAAGATATAATGACACGCAGTCCTGGTAGTTATTATTCGTTAGAGGATCCTCGAGTATCAGCGGGTGTCACTGACGATATCAAAGCACTGGCTGAACAAATTAGAAAATATTACGGTAAGAAATACTTTTGGAGCAATCTAGCCAGCAACAGGTCACTCAGTGATTTTAGAGGCAGAGTTTGCTATCTTTTAGAAAATCGTATTCACACCTGCAAAGACAAAGACGCAGGTATATATTATAAACTTCCTTATTTTTACGATGAAGATATGATATACGACGATTTTAAGAAACAGTACAACACCACAGACTTGCCTAGTGTTAGTAATTTTAACACTACCAAGACCAAGCATCTACTGACATTGAAGTATGTTAAAACTACTTCTAGTAGACAACAAAAGCGCAACATAAATCGGTTTTGGTTTACCGATGACACTTATCTATATGGCATCGAAATAACCAGCGATAATCCATTATTAGACTTATTCAAACAATTGGTTGTTGAACAAGTAACCGTTACATTCGACACCTATTACAATGTTGATAGACTGGATCAAATGTATTTTTATAAACTTTATAATTTTTCATTGGCAAAGGAACAAACAAAATGATGCGTGAATTTATCAACATTGTAGAAGGCAAGAAGAGCATAACCGATGCTTGGTTTAAGGATGATAGTTTCAAAGCCTTCAAGATTCCTGATAAACGAGAACCTTTTGAAGTAGCCAAAGATGATGGGACAATCAAAACCTTAGAAGGTCCAGTAAGTTACAATCAAGGTGATTATATAATGACTGGACCCAAGGGAGAGCAATATCCTATTAGTCCTGAAACATTTGATAAACTCAAAACAGATAATGGTGACGGAACTGCTAGCCCAAAAAAGATTATCAAGTTAGCCAAAATGGCTGATCATGATGGGGAAGTGACGTTACAATACAATGGTAGCCAACTAGCATATCACAAGGGCGAGGACATCATTGTTCGTCATGGTGAAGACGACTACGGTGTAGTCAAACGAGATATATTTGCACAAACATACGAGAAAGTAGAACAAGATGCCTAATTTAGTACCAATGGTGGTTGAATCCACCAACAAAGGCGAACGTGCCTATGACATTTATAGCCGTCTTTTAAAAGATCGTGTTATCATGTTAGACACGGATGTCAATGAACACAGTGCCAGTATTATTGTTGCGCAGTTATTATTTCTTGAAAGCGAAAATAGCGAAAAGGACATTAGTCTGTTTATTAACAGTCCTGGTGGTAGCGTTACTGCCGGCCTGGCCATTTACGACACAATGCAGTTCATCAAACCCAATGTTGCCACTTATGTGGTTGGACAAGCGGCCAGTATGGGGTCGTTTTTAGCACAAGCGGGCGCCAAAGGTAAAAGGTTTGTATTGCCCGAAAGCCGCACAATGATCCATCGTGTTAGTTCGGGTACACCAGGTACACGCGGTAGCGTACACGTACAGGAACTTCAGTTCGAAGATTCGAAACGTGCCTACGAAGAAAGTCAGCGCATTAACAAGCGTCTTACAGAATTGTATGTACGTCATAATACTGCTGGCAAGACCTATGACGAAATGTTTGGCGATATGAAATTTGATACTTTCTTAAGCGCACAACAGGCTGTTGAATACGGACTTGCTGACAAAGTTATCGAGAAGCGTGAATGACCAACTACGTAGATCATGCAGGTCAATTTGAAAAGTATGATTTTAGTTCTGTAATTACAAAACAGGATCAAGAGGATGCAGTAAAACGCATCACTGACATTGTAAATTCCGGACAGTACTTTAAAAATAGTCCCAAATACCAAACACAGGTCAACTTGTTTGGTACTGTTGATCCTCTGTGGATGAAGTTTAGAATGAGTTTCATCTTTAGTGTGTTTATGTATTTGGGCAAGGAAGTAACGATTAATCAATTAATGGCTTGGAGTTTCATGACCAACAATGAGATCACCGAAGACAGAGATAATCTTTGGCACACTCATCATTACACTCCGGGGAAAACTACTATATCAGGCATTTGGTATTTAAAGATACCCACCGATGCAGACTATAAGTCAAGTGGTACAGAGTTTGCCCCCAATGGAGTGGATCAAGCAGAACGTTTAACAATGGCGCCAGTGGAAGGTCACTGGCTGATTTACCCGGGTAAAATTTATCATAGACCCACTGCTCCGCAGAGCAAGGACTATAGATACATTATTGCCGCCGATTTGGAGTTTTAATATGACACAGGTATCAGACTTAGTAGAGTTTCAAAGTGATTGGTATGTGACAGCCACCGAAGAAGAACGTAAAACATTTCGTGATTGGTTAATTGGTGTGTTACGTATGCACGAAACAGTTGACGTAACATTTAAGAAAACGGACGGAACTGTTCGAGAAATGAAATGCACACTCAAAGAAGGCATTTGTCCCACTGTCGAAAATCCAAAAACATCAGATACACTGTGTACAGTTTGGGCAACGGATGTAAATGCTTGGCGCAGTTTCAAATTTGAAAATCTACAAAAAATAAACTTCATGCTATAATGAGGCCACAGTTCCGATTCGACAAACGAGACGGATTTTGGACTGCTGATGTTTTTTATGTTACCCACAGCGATCAATCAAATTTGTTTCCAGACTGGGATGGATTTGAAGAGCCCTTCAGTGAAGATACCTACCAATCCATGACCAAATGGTGCTACAACACATTTAAAACTTATATTTGGCCCAAAAGAGCCCGAAGAATGAGTTATAATCAGTTTTGGTTTAAGAATAAAAAGGATTTGGATTGGTTCGTTTTGTATTGGAGCGGGGTTGACATTTCGGAAGAGTGACTATATAATATGTTTATAAGTTAATTAACAGGAGCAAGAAATGGCAACTAAATCAGCAACCAAAACTCGTGTAACCAAAAAGCAAGTTACTGCACATCGTACCCGTGCAATCAAAGACCACAGCCCAGTTTGGGACGGTTGCGAAACTTGGGATGACGATACATTCCATCGCCATTTCAAACGTTCAATGGATTACTATCGTTTGGAAAGCGATATCAAAACTTACAAGCCCACAGTAATTAAATGGATGACTGACGTTGGCTGTGCCAAATCAGACATTGTGGCTTTTAAGAAAGTCAAAGACAATCGTATTAATACCACAATGGGTGCTGTGGCCGCTTGTTTAAATCGCGGCATGACTCCGCAACGTCCTGGGTTTAATAGTGGCCGTGATACTGCCGCTTGGTTGCGAGCAGAGATTGTCAAAGTTCTTGCTGAAGGTGCAGACGACATTGATCCAGAAACACTGGCCGCAGAAAAAGAAGCCGCTAAAAAGGATGTGTATGTTCCTAGCATCCAAGAAAGATTGCGTGAAGTTGCATTGGGCATGACTGAAGAACTGGAAAATGCCTACGAAAACTTTCAAACTGATCCAGAAAACTTTGATCCAAAGGCTTTTAAAGTACTCAACTTGTTAAAGAGCCAGCAGGCCAAGGCCGCACATGCTCGTATCATTCGTGACTTCTATGCTCGTGATTTGGCAGAGCTCGAAGAACTGGCCAGCGGCAAAGGCTGTGAGCAGTTGCGTGAAGGCTACAGTCATCGTAGCAAAAAACAGATCAAGGCATTTATTGCTTTCTTAACTGAAATACAAACTGCCTGCACCATGCTGATGCAAGAAGCCAAGGTCAATCGTGCGCCACGTGCTAAGAAAGCAGTGAGTGTGGATAAACTTGTTGCTAAACTCAAGTATAAGAAAACTGACGAGCCGTTGAAGTTGGTCAGTATCAATCCTGCTGACATTATTGGTAGCAAGGAGTTGTGGGTTTACAACACCAAGAGTCGTAAGTTGGGCAAGTATGTGGCCAACGAGTACATGGACTTGGGTGTTAAAGGCACTACAATTACCGGCTTTAACGAAAGTCTCAGCGTAATGAAGACTGTGCGTAAACCAGAGGAAAAGATGAAAGAGTTCAAAGCCGCTGGTAAGGTACAGTTACGTAAGTTCTTAGACGAGATTAATGCCACAGAGGCACGTATGAACGGACGCATCAACGAAGAAATCATTCTTCTCAAAGCAACGTCTTAAGTAGCGTTAGCGTTAATTGTTAGAGCACCAGTAGTTGCTATCACAGCGCCACTGGTGCTTACTGTTCTAATCTGTACTTGGAATGTTTCGGCGGCTTCTGCTCCGCCCAATGTAGCGGCTGTAACTGTAAAGTTACCTGATGTTCCGTTACTGACTGCAAACGATCCACTAGCGGCTGTGAAGTCTGCGTTAGTAGTTGTTCCGTTAAGTATAGTCCAGAAATAAGTTCCATTTGGGAATCCAGTAGCACTGGCTGTAATAGTTGTTGATGCCCCTTCGTTAAATGATGTTGGACTGCCGCTGGCTGTGACTGTTGTGGATGTATCATTAACTGTTACACTTGAACTGGTTGCTAATACTGTGCCACTGACACTACCTGTTCTTACACTGACTGTGAATGTTTGAGCACCTTCTGTAGCATAATCATTTACAGTAGTCACAGAGAATGTACCTGTGCCGTTATCCTGTGCGCCGCCTCCAGCAATAGTAAACGATCCATTCTCCGCACTGAAGTCTGCGGCCGCTGTTGAGCCGTGATTGATACTCCAGAAATAAGTTCCGTTTGGTCCAAGATTGGCCGCAGTAAATGATAGCGATGCTCCTTCGTTTACAGAACCTGCGGCTGGTGTTACTGTAGGTGTTAACGATACATCACTAATTGAAACACTGGCACTTGTTACAATAACTGTTCCGGAAACACTGCCACTTCGAACTTGTACTTGGAATGTTTCTGTACCCTCCGTGCTTAGGTCTTTAATTGGTGTTACTGAGAACGAGCCAGTACCATTATCAATTCCTCCAGTGCTACCACTCACAACGAATGATCCGCTAACAGCACTGAAGTCTGCGTTAACTGATGTGCTGTTTAACACAGTCCAATAGTATGTTCCGTCTACACCAACGTTGGCCACTGTAAACGATCCTGCACTGCCCTCGCCTATTGATGCTGGTGTAACTGTAAATGCTGGAGTTAACGACACATCGGTTATAGTGATTTCATCGCTAGCGCCGATGATTGGTCCTGTTATAGATGTTTGTCTCACAGTCACAGAAAAAGTCTCTGTACCTTCTGTGAATAAATCTTTAGTAGGTGTTAAAGTAAAAGATCCACTGTTGCCGGTTATGGCAAAACTACCAGATAAGGATGCTGAAGTAAAATCTGATGTTGTAATTGCTGTACTGCCAGATGCTTGATCTATAGTATAGTAATATGTGCCGTTTGCAGTATTAGTTCCAGCAACGGTAAATGTAATTACACTGCCTTCTGAGCCGGTTAACGTAGAAGGAGTCACTGTGGCAGATACAACTATCACTGTTGGTGGTGTAACAAAGTTATCAGTATACGGAGATTGTGCGATGTATGTTACAAGATTGTTTGTTACTGCTATTGCATTTGCTGAACTGTCAGTGGTAAATGTTCCACTAGATTTCACATTTAACAATAATGCGGCAGTAGCGCCTTGACTTGTTCTTGTGAACGGAACTCTGCTAGGTGTAAAGTCAGTAGTATATACTGCACTTTTAGAAATCCTCAAATTAGTTAAGTAACCCAGTGCCGGGTATGTACTATTGCCTGGGGCCCATTGTCCCACACAGGGGTTATATGTTGTGTTAGTAGCATAGTTATTAGTACAACTTGCAGGCGTATAGGATACACCGTTAACAAACAATCTAGCACTGCTACTATTACGAACTAAGGCAATGTGATACCAATTGTTAATTGACAGTGTTGCACCAAATGCCCGAATGGCTCCACCAACAGTGGCAAATACAATTTGTCCCGAACGCTGATATATCCAAAGGTAATTGTTGCTACCAAACCATTGAGCATATAAAACTTGAATTCCGCTCGTACCCCAATTTATATCAAGAATAGGGCGCCACCAAAACTCTATAGTAAAGTTACCTGTACCGTAGGTTAAACTAGTTCCTGAAAAAGTTAAGTATTGACTACCACCGACAAAAGAAAAACTTCCACCTGGTTGTATTCCGGCTGTTCCGTATGATTGTATACTGGCATTACCTAATGTAGATAATAATGGCATTGTTAAACCTTAAGCAAATCTAGCCTGGCTAGCAATAACTGTGTATGTGCTTGCGGCTGTTTTAATAATCGTAAATGAATATGAATCAATGCTACTAGCATTGCCACCTGTGGGAGCCGCGCCGCCTAACCATTTTGGAGTAACAGCGGAGCCATCCACACTAAATGCTGTTGGATAAAATGCTGAACCGCCTTGTTGAGCTAATAGTACCACTGTTGCGCTCTGACCTGTGGTCAAGAATGCGTTCATTGTTGTACTACCGTCACCTCTAAAATTTATTTGCCAATTTGCGGCGGCGTTAGTTGAATAATAGAACACACTGTTTGTTTTACAATCTAACGTAGTTGCTCCGCTGAGTGCGGCTGGATTAACGGAAACAGTTTCAATAGTACTAGTTCCAATACTAAGTGTGCTACTTGCACTGACTGTACTGCCGCTGATGATACCGCTGAATGTGCCTGCTGTTAAAACATTTGTACTTGGGTTGTATGCCAAGTCCACATCAGTTCTAATGTTTTCATTGCCTGTGGTTGTGTCAACAAATGTTACATAGTGTGCGGCGTTAGTTGATGTTGCTGTCAATGCCACCTGACTGGCTGGGCCAGTAAATGCTGTGGCTGTAATTGTACCAGCACTGAAATCTCCGCTGGCATCTCTAAACACAATGGTTGAACCTGTATTGGTTGCTGTGGCGTTTGAACTAACTGTAAATGTGCCGCCTTCTGTAGTAGAACTACCCGACAGTCCGTTACCACTTACACCGGCTGTGGCCACATAGTTACCTGTGGTATCTGTGCCCAATGCCACTTGATCTGCGCCAACTGTCAGTGCCACACTGGCAACATCTGCTGATCCGTCAATGGTAAATGATCCTGTTACATCACCTGTGAATGTAACTGTGCGAGCAGTGTGCCATTTACTTGCAGTAGCGGCTTGTAAATTTGCCACTGCGGTGGTACTGGCTACAGTAAATGGAGCAGTGCCTGTGGCCTGTGTACTTTCGAATGTTGTGGCTTTAACGTAACCGCCCACGTTGGCGTTTTCAAATACTGCTAATCCACCAGCAGTTAATTTTAATGCACCAGTTGAAGTGTTGCTACTACCTGTGGCATTGCTGATTGTGATAGCATTGGTTGAGCTTGCGCCTCTGGTTGTAACATTTTGCAGTGTGCTGGTAACAGCCAAATCAATATTATCCGAAGGAATAGGCGTGCCGGTTACCGACGTAATAGTTAATATGCCGCCGGATCCATTAATTGATCCAACTGTAATTGTTGCATTGTTGGCTGGATTTAATCCACCTGGAAAATTAGTTCCAAAAATTGTTACAGTATTGCCAACTGCATAGCCTGTGCCTGCTGTACTGACGCTGGCTACATAGACGTTGTTAATAATTGAAAGATTGAACACAGCGTTTATGCCACTGCCGCTGGTAGCGTCTTGTGCAAATGTCGAAGGCAGTGTAACAGAATCTTGATAAGTGACAGTGAGTTCTGTATGTGTTCCATTGGTTAACAGAGCCGCAGACAAGTCTTCAATCTGTTCCTGACTAAACGGCAAACTTGGATTGTTTGATCCGATTGTGATTTGATTGGTGCCAGTTCTAGTAATTAAAATTGGACTAATTGGATCGGGCCTAAATTCAATGTCGCTGGTTTCAGCGCCGAGATCGCGTTCCAAACGTAATTTTGTTGTGCCCAGTGGCACGTAGGTTTGGTAATCCGGACCATGAATTGTAATGGTATCTGTGGTCTGCCCGGGCGTTGCTGTGGAACTGTCCTCAATGCTGAACGCAATATTCTGCCCTGCAACAATGGTAGCCGTATCTGTTACGCTGTCCGCTTCAATCTCAGTGTCAACTGTGATAGCGTTGGGAATAGTCGTAGCACTTTCGCTGGGTCTAAACTTTATCTTTCTAAAAAAATCGTAAAAGGCTGCTGGCATTTTAGGTATATTCCTGTATTATCAATATTTATGCTATGTTGAGATCTATATAAATACTACACTATGAGCACAAACATCGATAAAATTCTCCAAGATTTAGGTGACGCACTGAAATCTTCTGCCGCTGGCGGCGCATTAAGCAAAGGTATTCGCGATACTGCTACCCGTGAGCAGTTGATTGTTACTGATAAGGGTGTACAAATTGGCGTATTAAGTGCTGACAGAATCAGCGGAAACATCAACGTAGAAGGCACCCTGGGTGCTGGAAAGATTGTGGCCGCAGGTACTAGCGAATTTGCCAACTTAAAAGTCAACGGCAAATTAGAAGCAGATACACTGTTGGTCAAGAATGTTATTTCAGAACAAAGTCTGGAAACATTTACCAAATCAATTGCGTTTGCATCTAGACAACTCAGCGATCTAGACGGAAAAGGCCTACAATGGGACAGTCCTGATGTAAGTTATCAGTTTGTTTTCAAGGCCAACCCTAGAAGAATTTTCAGCACAGAAACTATTGATTTGTACAAAGGTGCAAAGTATCAAATAGAAGGCATCGATGTACTTGAAAAAACAAGATTAGGAAATGCTGTTCGCGACAGTAATTTACGCACAGTGGGTCCATTGGAAAGTCTACGTGTCACAGGTGAAGTTAATCTAGGCGACACAGTGTTTGTAAATGCACTGGGAAGATTGGGTGTCAATACTCAAGAACCAAATGCTGTGATCAGTGCTGTGGATAATAATGTGGAAGTAATGCTGGGTGTCAGCGATGAAACTTCTGCGTTCGTGGGCACATGGGGCAATAACAGTTTCAGTATTGTTACCGACAATACAAAACGTATCACTGTATCTGGAAACATCACTGAGTTTGGCAATGCTAAAAGCAAAGGTGCTGTGGTAAAAGTACATGGCAGATTAGAAGTTGACAGTATTGTATCCGATATTAGAATTGAAAAAACCAGTCCTATAGAATTTCTTGCCAGCAAAGATAATTCAATTTTTGGCAAGGGTATGATTTGGAAGGGCGAAGGCGGCACACGCCAATTCGTAATGATGCCAAATCCAGATAGAATTTATTCCACAGAAAGCATCGACCTTGCAGTTAACAAAGAATACTGGATCGACGGCCGAAACGTACTAAGCAGAACTGACTTAGGTACTAGTGTGGTTAATTCTAGTCTTACTAGATTGGGCACACTGACATCGTTAGATGTAAATGGTACTGTGAATCTTTCCGACAGCATCACTGTCGAAGACAGCGTGGTTACAATTAACAATTCAGTAACTATCAAAGACGGTGCTGGCTCATTGAGATTATCCAGCAGTGGCATAACAGCAGACAAGTTCAGCATAGGTGATGACTTTGCTGTGGAAACAGCGGGCAGTATACGTGTTGGTAACAAAGACAACACAACTAGAAATGTCAACGTCTACGGACAACTCAGCGTGAACATTACTAAC